ATCAAAACCCGGAGATTTGCGTCTAATCTCTCCAAATATTAATGAATTTTGAAAATTCATGTTATAACTGCCTACTACAGTTAAATTAAATCTAGCTGTCTCACCTTTTTTAAGTAATAAATCTAATTTTTGTGTATTAAACTGAGGTTTAAATGGTTCAGTCATAATCTAATTCCAATAAATAAGACGGACTAATTTCCAATACTTTAGCTATTTTTTTAATTAAGCAAGCACGTTTAATTCCATTACTTTCCGCCCTAACGAGAGTCATGCGGCTAACTCCAATACAATTTGCTAGTTGTTGGCAACTAAAACCTTTTTCAATTCTACATTTTTTTAAATAGCTTCCCTGCCTTTTGGACATAATTTAATACCATAAAAGATACAGCTACAATAATTATTGCCATTATAATTAGCGAGAATAGTTTAAGCTAAAAACAAGTGTTTTAGCTTAATTGTATGTCACGGAAATTTATAAAAGAATTATCAGAACAGCAAGTCATAGATTCAATTAATCAAGCAAAAAGAGAAAAAATGTCAGACAAACCAAAAGGATTTGCTATTGCCAACTCCGTCAAGATTCAAGACAGCGTATCAGTAGAATCTACTACAGATGTTTCAGCTCCTGCACCTACTCCTGCTCCTGAGCATGATGCGCCCAAGCCTTTGTCTTTAGACGACGTTGAACGTGTTTTATCTGTTCATTTAGATAAAATGCAATCTTCTTTAGAAGCGGAAAAACAAGCTAAAGCAGAATTGGAAGCTGCTTTACAAAAAGAACGTGCTGAAAAGGACGCTCTTAAGTCTCAATTAGATACGGCGAGATTAGCCGAAAAAGTATTAAATGATATTGGTAGAATGCAAGGAAAAACTGAAAACGTTTCTGTTCCTAATGTTAATAGAGTAATAACATCTAAAGCAGATGCGCCACAAGGTGCTTTAAAAGATTGGTTTAACATTTTTGATGACTGCTCCAAAGTTATCAAAGTACGCGCCAATGGCTCCCAGTATGTTACTCAAGACAACAGGCAGTTGAATCAATTTGTTAAAGAAAACAAAGCAGCTGTTATTAAAGACTTAGAGTCTTGGGCAAAAGCCAATGGTATGTTGCGTGGTTCTTCTACCATTTCCAAAGATGCTGCAACAGTTGGTGGAGACATCCAAGGCGGCTTTTTGTCTGTTTTGTCATCAATTATGCGTACTAACAATCGTCAAGGATTTATCTTTTGGCAATTTGCTAATACTGTAATTGATTTTGGCAAAGGATTGGGAGACAACATTAAGATTCCTAGAGCGGCTTATTTACCTGCTCCTAACGCTCCTGAAGATAGATTGTTGTCAAGTGCTGGTGCGTATACTCGTATTGACTCTGGTAATCAAAATTTATCCACTGGAGTTGTAACAGCTCAGTTAAGTGAATGGGGTTTAGGACGTAATTCCCAATATCCTCCTGTTACTTTAGTTAGCTTTGTAACTGCCTATTCAATGATTGAACTATTGTCAATTTTGAATAGAAACTTAATGCGAGATTACTACGCATGGGAAGATTTGCAGATTAGAAGCTTGTGGACTGGCACAACTCGTGTTGTTTACAATGATAAAAACGCTGTTACCACTGCGATTGGTGATGTTGCTACTGCTGGAGATGATGGAACTTTATCTCGCAAATTCTTAGCGTCTCTGTATGGTTACATGAAAGAGCTACAGATTCCTCCATTTGCTGGTAACAAGTATGGCTTGGTAGTTAACAGCACAGCTTTGACTCAATTAAAAATTAGCTATGACACTTTGTGGCATGCTGCTAGTCCTAGCGAATTGCAAGCTTTGACAGAGTTCTTAAATCCTGTTCTAATCTCTCCTGGTGAGACAGATAAGCTAACTGGATATTGTGGAGATTTTGAGAACTTCATGATTTTCGAGACTAATGCTTATGGTGTTGGTGGTAGCGGCGCTCCCGGTGTTCAAACAGAAAGCAGCAAAGTCACTCACACTAGCTTTGCTTTTGGTTCTGACACAATCGGACGTGGCATCGGCACTGAAATGGAAGTTCGCTTTGATGATGACACTGATTTTGGACGTGCTACTAGAACTATCTGGCGCTCTGAAGAAGGATTTGTTCAAATGGATGTTGATGGTGCAGGAGACAGTAGTGCTGTCCCACAACAACTTAGAGTTATCAAAGTTAACACACTCAAAACCGCAGTTTAATATTGATATTTCCTATGACAGAACAAGATGAAAATAAGGAAATAATCAAAGAAGCCAAAGAGGTAAAGGAGTCAAGGAAAAAAACATCTACGGCTCCTACCCCAGCTTTTCAGCATCCTGGCTTTGACTCACAGTTCAAATGTTTGTTGTGTGGGCAATTTAGAACTAATTTGGTTGGTACAATATTTTGCCCAGAGTATTTAAAAGAATGTCCTAGATTTGTGGAGGATAGACGCAATGCCTAAGTTGAATACAATACCAGCTAGAGTTCAAACTGACTCTGTTGGTGGAATCGTTAAAGTTATTTATGATTTTGCTGATGTAGGCGGGAAAATTGGGAACATTCCATTAGAGCTAGAATTACCCCCTGGCTCCATTATTCATCGTGGTTTTATAGACGTTGTCACTACTATAACAAGTGGTGGTAGCGCTACAGTTGGATTAAGTTTCATCAATAATGCGTCATCTCCAGTGGCGCAATCTATCTATACTGCTACAGCAATTGCTTCTGTAACAGGAGTTGTAGCTTTAACTGCTAACACTACACCAGTTAAATTAGCTGGCGGTACTAAATCTGCGCTTAATTTAGTAGTAGCTACTGCTGATTTAACCGCTGGCAAAGCTAACATTTATTTGCAATACTTCGGGGTTGCTTAATATGCCGTGGCTCTCTAATCAAGACTGTATTAGTTATGCTCCCAGCATTACTTTGACTGGAGAGCCATTGACTACTGCAATAACTTTAGCTCAAAGTTTAGTGGAAGGAGTTAATGGCTCTAACCGTCCATTAGCTCTAACAGAATTTACTAAAATTTTGTCTATACCAAATACTGGAAGAGTGATTGTGCCAATACGTCCACTACTTCCTTCTCCTGCTCCTGTAATAGAATTAAGAGGGAGTGATACTCCGCCTCGCTTTGGTGTTTATTCTTTACAAGAATGGGAATTACTTACTTTAGATAAAGATTATATTATTGATTACGATAACAATGAAGTTGGCTTATTGTCTCTTAGTCGAGTGTTAAGACATGAATATTTTTATCACACTGGATTTAGGAGATATAGTCGCAGTCCAACAGTTCCTAGACTAAAAAAACAACTTAAAATTACTTATTATTCTGGTTTTAATTTTACAACTAACACAGAGGAAGTTGTAATACTAAAACGTGCTTTAGCTAGTATTGTGGCTATGAGAATTTCTCCTCAATCACAGGGAGTAAAATCTGTAGATGTTTCTGACGAGAAGTACAAAGTAGAGTATGCATCACAGTCAGATTATCTTGGAATAAGTGGCAACAAAACTAGTGGTAGCCCAATAAATGAGTTATTATCAATATTTAGAAAATATCGCCCAAGTGAGTACACGTCATGAATATTGAGCAACTTGTCAGTGGCGCGTTAGAACATTTGCCCGATAATTATTTTAGTACAGTTAATTTAGAGTTAAAATTCAACGTTGGCAGTGGTAGTTTTACAGTAGATCCAGAGACTGGGAATTATGTTCAATCATCTACTCCTACTACACTATTAGTTTCTGCAACTGAATACAAAGATCCAAAAGTGCTGCAAATGCCTGGCAGCTACAGTACTAGCTTAATCCAAGTCGAAGGACGGCTGAGTAATCCAAAATTGATGCCAACTACAATCACTGTTCAATCTGTTGGTACAGCTAAACTAACTAATAACGATGGTTCTATATTTCAAGGAACTTGGAAGTTCATAGCTATTACACAGAATAGAATAAATGCTTACACAACTAAAAGAGGTACGTTAATACGAGGTACTATAACGCTGCCAACAGCAGTCTAAATAATTTTTCAGAAAACTATTGACAGCAATAAAATAGGATGCTATATTAATTTTATTCGATAAGCAATAGGCAAATTCTATGGTTGATTATGATTATCCTGAACGGGATAAAAAAGACAAACAGTAAGCTCTAACTTACTAACTTGCAATAGCTACACCACAACACAAATGGGGCCTCCGCAAGGAGGTTTTTTTATTATGTCAAACGTAGATCACCCACAGCATTACACAACAAGTTCAGTTGAATGCATTGATGCAATTGCAGCAGCTTTATCTCCGGAAGAGCTAAGAGGATTCATCAAAGGCAATGTCATTAAATACTTATGGAGAAGCGAACACAAGAATGGTAGTGAAGATTTACAGAAAGCTTTATGGTACTTAAATTGGTATGTCAATAAAATCAAAAATCCATCATAGAGTTTTTGTGTAATTTTCCATTTACCACCTTATATTGCTTTAGCCAGTTATAGGCAGTAGATTGGCAAACACCTAAATAGAGTTTGCACCATGCGAATGATTTGCCATTAGAAAGTGCGTTTAAGACTGTTATCTTGACATTCTCATCGTAAGAAGGCCTGCCAATTTGTAATGGATTTTCAACAAACTGACTTTGGCAACTTTTGCATAAATATTGCTGCCTATTTCCTCTTTTCCCGTTCTTGACAACATTTTTGCTTAAACAGCTAGGACAAACAACAATATCGTTGACTACATTTTTAAGTAGTTCTATACCTTCAGATTCTAGTTGTTTAATTTGGTATACTGACAAATTTAATAATGACTTAATATCTTGTATTTTATAATCTTCAATATAAATTAATCTAAGTATTTGTGCGTGCTTGCTTGGAATTTTAGCTAGTATTATCTCTAATTCATCGATAGTAGAGTTATCAAAGTAACTGATTTCAGGAAGTTCTATGTGAATTTTATCATGAGCTATCGCAGCTTCTTTGGCGGTTAATTCTGAAATAGTCAAGTCCCTAGCTGATTGTTCATAAGTAATGCCTTT